TTTAATTGTCTCCAATTATTAACAGTCACCATAACTTCCTGAACGTCTTTAGTGCTTCCGCACTCATCACAGGATTTACCGTGATTCTTATTTGGTTGCCATGGCTTTTTGCTGTTCATGGTTTTCACCGTTGTCAAATATAGATATATATAAGTTGTAATAAACCTTGCGTCAGCAGTTTTCCGAAAATATCACTGTGCGATTTTAACGCGCCAAAGTCCTACTTGGTCATAATCCTATACATTACAGATCTACCTTGCTTTAAACTCATTCAAAATAGGGTTTAATGTAGGATTCCATGTTCTGGAGGACCTCATTGAAGGCTGGTCGCAGATATGGTTTGGCTTTCGATCCTCTATGCATTTTTATAAATCTCCAGAACCCTTTTGCATTATCAGGGGTCTTGATCAATACAGGAGAATTGATCATGTGAGGAGAAGTACCAAACTCCACATGCTTTGCATATTCTACATTCGTGCCGATTACTTTCCTTAAAAATTCATGTGTGGTGGTTATGCTCGATCTTAGTAAACCTGTGAGGACTGACATATTAGTGGTCAGCTTCATCTTGGCTTGAGTCTGCATATCCATAGCCATATCATCAAAAACTATATCGATCACTTCAGGAGCTATTCCTACCCTCTGTGCTATTATCTCATCCAGATATTGTCTTACTGCATTTGGATCACTAATACGGATCCTCTTATTACTCATCTATATCCTAACACTGTATCAACATCGTCATCACCGTATTTCTGTTTCCACTTTCTTTTTATGTATTCTTCGCCTTTCTTATAATGATCATACTTGAGACCATTCACTTTCTGTTCTCTTACTATATGTGGTCCTCGCTTCCATTCGATCTCAGCTTGACACTCCTGACAGAATCCACCACCCAAGATATGAACACTCATAGCACTTGCACTACATTTCTTACAGTGTTTCATTTCTTCACTCCGTCTCTATCATAACAATAACCACAGCGCACCTTCTCAGTCAACGGGTGCTTCCACTCCTCACTGCCACAGTTCTTGCACTTCATTTCTTTATGCTCTCTTTTTCTAATAATCGGATCCATTCATCCATCAGGTTTTCCATGTCCTGTAACAAGATATAATCGATCTCCCTCATACTACCCTCGATATTACGGTTCTCTGATTAGGATGAAGTTGAGCATTACCACTTAACGACATTCCAAACTGCGGTGCGATCTGCATTTGAAGTTCTTTCAATTCACTTAGGATCAATCCACCTGACGGGATCCGAGAAGCCAATGCCCGATGTGCGCCACAGGTTCTTGCTCCTAAAGCTACGATCAAAGTATATTTCTGTTCTTTGGGTTTCTTCTTTATCTTTCCCTGCTGGTATAATAGTTTTCTCTTCTCCTCTATCCTTTTGAATCCTGCTAACTTTCCTTCGTTGGCCGCATTGTTTATCTCAGTCCTTGCGATCCTTGTAAGTTTCCAAGTCTCGGTTTGCACCACTTCCCTTAATGAAGCTACGACAGAAGGTATCGATCGTTGGTCAGCAAAGGATTCTGCGATCACTCTTTGTATCTTGGCATTGGTGTCCCTGTAAAAATCATCCGACAATATCAATCCTCCCTGTGTAATCTCATCCATTGCTCCCTGATCAGTCAGGTTCCAATTTATACTAACCTTGTCTCCTACTTCCGCAGACAGATTATCTTTTCTAAGTTCTACACTTTCCTCTTTCAATGATCCTGTAAAGCCGTATTGGTATGCCTTTGCTGCATCTTGCCTGATTGCTTCTACAAACTTTGCTTTCAATCCAAGTAGTATATCTTCAACCGCAGGTTTGACCTCGCTTAATTTATCATAGGCTCCTAAAGTCAGGAACTCGTCATTTATGATCCTGCGAAGATTTCCCTTTAAGGTTGATATATATCCACTTGTTCTCTTGGCTCCGCTTCCTCCAGCGACTCCATCGAAGGGGATTGTAACACCTCTGGTAAAATTATTTCTCCATCTGGATCGAGGTCGAGTTCAATCCCTACGGCTTGGAACTTGGTAATGATGTCTGCTTTCAACGATAGGTTCTGTAACCTCATCTGTTCATTCTCTTCATTGATCTCTTCAAACCTAAATTCATAATCCGTGATCTTCATTATCTCCAATAGCTTCTTTCCAAATCCTAACTCAATACATTCCTGAGTCTCCATGATGGTCCGATCCATCATCGTAATCTGCTCTCCTTCTGCGTTTAAACCGCCAATACCCGTTGTATCTCCGACAGCCAATGGCATTACACCATAAGCAGCATTTATGTCGCTATTGATCTTATCCAGATAGGGTAGCATTTCCAACTCTGACATATTGGGCATTACAGGAACGAACCTCGCCCCAGAACTACTTTCTCCTGAACTTATGATCGGAACGAAGTTAGGATTACGTTTTGTCTCTTCCGAGATATATTCTCCAAGTCTCGTTAATCCCTTTTCATCTACGTTGGGAATATCCAAGAAACCTTTTGGTGGTCTTTCTAAACGGTATATCTTATTCTGATACCTCTCTATTGCCAAACCTGTTTCGATCTTACGTGCCAATCCAAGAATAGGAGATTGACCATACAAACGTGCCGATGCGGAATACTTATTGAAATGAATGATCTCATCTCTTGCGAAAGGTATCTCCCCCTCTTCATCATCCTCAAATACATACGCAACAGGGACAGTGATGGTTCCGTCATCTGGATCATAAAGTTCATTGGTAGTTGTGCGAGTAATCGGATTCATTCGCATAATATCCTGAAAGCGTCCGAAACGATCAGTCATAAATCTCATCTTCTTTGCATCCTCGATCCATAATTGCTTAACCTGTTTCCCTACTAATTGACCACTTTCATCTCTAATATAGTCATAAACAACCGAGACCCAACAATCATCATATATCTCTACCTGCCTTACCATCGCCTTGATAAATTCCATTCCTGATATATCTGAATCCCCTGCTGACGGATCATCTAACAATGTCTCCAATACTTCCTTCTGGACTTCGGAAGGATTATCTACTATCGGTTCAACCTTCCATCCTTTGCTGACAGTGGAAGATGCTAACTTGGTGATCACAGTTCTAAGATGGGAATAGCTATCTGCCAAATACTCCAGATAGAAAAGGTCGTAAATCGGATCCATCTTATCAGGCGCAGAAGAATATTGTGCGGATGTGGAATCATAGGTCGGTGTTCGGGCTTCTTTCAGGAGCTGTGTATCTAAGTATTCTTGGATCCCTGATTTCTTTTTAGGCGTGGCTCTGAATCTATCTAAGAATCCCATATTACCAGTCAGGGTCACTTCTCCTATACCTTATTAACTTATCTCTCATTTCGGGTTTCTTTGTGTAGATCTTAACTGTTCTTTCTACGAAGTGGGTCATTGAAACTCCATGTAACTTTGCCAGATCCTTAATGTCCTCTTTTATTCTCTCATCGAATTTTCTAAGTTCTAATCTAACCATAAATAATTTGCACAGGAGGGACAAAGGTGATCAACCATTACAATTAATCGATCCTCCTGTGCATACTCATAAGGTAGGAGCCTATTATAAAAGTATATCGTCTTATATAATCCCCCAAATAACATATAAAAATAGCCATAATAGTATCGTAAATGCCAAAATCATATATATTTCAGCTTCGGATGGGATCCTCAAAAGTTCTCCCATGAAGTAAAAGAAAGTCTCTTTGATTCGATCTCCTGTATAGCCAATTCACACATCCATAATGATACAACAGCATCAGCCGTATGTCCTTCCAGCCTACCTTTGTCATCCCATACTAATTGCATTAGACCATCTACTAACTTTTTAGATCCCGTCAGTGAACTCTCCTGAGCAGATCTGCTCCATGGGATCCTATACTTGCCTTGTTCCATTCTTAACGCAACCGCAGGTATGCCGATCTGCCCGTGATGTTTCTCGGATCCTGTATTATGTTTGCTAACGGGGAGTCCTGCTAAAGTTTCGGCTGCGTGGGCAACCAGTCTTTGAAATCCATTGGTCTCGATCATAATCTTAGTCGGTTTATACTTCTCGGACATTGAGACCATGTTCTCAACTTGTTTATGTAACCAACCTTCTCCTTGTGCTAATACCTTGCCAGTCCACTGATAAACCAACTGCCGATCATTAGTGTCTCTATTCCATGCGATCACACAATAAGAGGTTTCATCGTTCCTCTGATCAATCCCTACTGCAAGATCCACTCCCATTAATATTTCCCAACCCTCAGGGATCACATCCATTTCCAGATTAGGATCCAGACATGGTTCGATCACATCCCAAGTGATCAATGCACTTTCAGGATCAATCGGATTCAATAGATATTCAGATTCAAAGGCCCTCGATCCCATTGTCAGCTTTTCTTTCTCTAAACGATCGAGAGTCCAGTATTCTTTCCATCGTGGTGTTCCATCTTCCAATAAAGCAGGATGGCGGATCGAAGCCCATTCATTGGATTCAGATACCCAGTGTGAAGCGTCATTGATCCTCTTTTGAGTTCCTATCAAGCAGATCTTGCCTTCAGGTAAACGCATTGGCATTACAACTCTTCTTATATAATGAATACTTTTCTGATCGGCAATTCGAGGAAACTCTGCGATCACATCGTCTAATATGATCAGGTGAACGTGCGGTCCCTCCAATGCTTTACCTATTGAAGCAGCTTGGATTCTGGATCCATTCTTGTAATACTTGGCACCTCTTCTCCAACCTCCACGATCCTGTCGGTCCTTGATCATTGGACTAAGCCAAAAGGTTCTACGTGAGAGCTCCTCGAATTGTTCCAGCTTATCTAATGACTGATCGATAGTAGAGGATAAATACAAAGCCCTGAAATTGGAGTTATTCGCCATCATATAGGCACAGAAGGTTAAAATAAATGTAGTTTTCAAATGCCCTCTTGCACACAGGATCCCACTGTAAGTATTGTTCTCGATCGTCTGAAACCACTCCTCATGCATAGGTGCTAACTTATGAAACTTGGAAGGTTCCAATCTCATAAAGTCCTCCAGCACTTCGTTAGCAAAATCCAAGAAAGGAAGCTTCTCCTGTTTGATATGATCTAATAAGGATCCATTGAACATTTCCAGTATGTCGGTTTCGGTATTCATTTTATTCTCCATAAGTAATATTCTATCATTAGTAAAGACCAAACTATTGAAAAGAAGATTACATCTAAATGATTGGGACTATTATAATCAGTCCAACTCATTTCCTTCTCCCCGTGAGCTTCATCTCCTCTCCTAATTCTGATGTTCTTGGAAATATCTCCTTGACTGGTCTTTCCATATCATCTTCATAATATTCCAGCTTCTCCATCAGTTTTGTTACATCGGATGTCTCAAATAATATCTTGTCCGTATTACTATCTACGATCCTGAAAGTCATACTTCTCTGGTTTCCTCGATCCAAATCCTGATAACTGCATTGATCTGCTTTTGTGTAAGACCAGCTTCTTTCATTGCGAAAGGTAACTTCTCTGATACCAGTTTTACTAATAGTTCTTTAGCGTTCAATGCATCCTGTAACCTCTCCGCTTCCCTTATGATCCTGATGTATTCATCGGGCTTGATGTCAAGCACTTTCTTATCCTTGAATAAATTTAGTTTCTTTATGAATTGAAGTTCCAGATTGTCAAGCACTTTCAATCTACGACCTATTGAATCCGTAGCTTTCCGTTCGGTTTCTTTCGTTACTTCCTCACGGATCTTCTTTTTACTGACATCCCACTTGTTTCTTTTCTTCCAGTTCGATAGTGTACTTTTCGCTATATTGATCCCATATTCCTCTTTTAGTGAACGCTTGATGAACGAATAGCTCTCACCGTTCAGATAATAGAATCGTGCTTTCTCTTTGGTTTTCTCATTATGTTTGATCGGCATTTAAAGTAATAGATCCTCAGTAAACTTTTGATTAGCATTTACAACTCTTATTTCTAAAGGATAGAATTTCCGTTTCTTTTCAATGGAACTCTTATCTTCGGTATTAACTACTTCGTAAATTATTCCTTCATCCGCATCAATTACATCTGCTCTTAAACCACTTGAACTAAAAATAGCTTCTGTATAAAACTCATGACCCCACTTCTTTAACTGTTTACATATAGCAAACTTCATATCAATATGAGCTTTGGTTTCATTGGCACTCCATCTAAATGCATTTCTGTTTCTATTAGATACTCGAAGTAATCGGCTAACATTGTTTCTTTGTATTTGCTTATTGTTCAAATTGTTCTCCACAGTGAGGGCAGGTTATCATCTTCGTTTCATCGGCTTCAGGATCTGATTCATCTAACTTATACTGATCCCAATCAAAGTCAAGTAACTTCTCAAGTCCTTCCATCTCCTGTCGGGAGTCAGGCATGAATGTTTCTAATTGGTCTATGGTGAACTCTTCCAGTACCTCGTTCTTGAACAGTTCGGCATAGGCGATCAGGTCATCCTCGAACCATTTATGGTTTCTTCTTCTTGCGATCGTAACTGCCTTTGCTTTAGTTATGGATCCAAAGTTCTCACAGGGAACCTTCTTCCACTTTAATAGTTGAACTGCTTGTAGACGATGGTTTCCATCTATTACTTCAAACTTGTCTCCTAACTCTCTTACTGCTACAACTCCAGCAGAGTCGTCCTCCTTGATCGAATTACAAAGTTTCTCGATCTGTTCAGGAGTGCCATCGGTCTTATAGTTCCAATCCGCAAGGATCAGATCACCTATATCCATTTCTACCAGTTGTGTCTTATTCATATATTATTCCTCTCTTCGCCCATAATTTAGTAATGTATTCTTCAGCTTTTTGTAGTTCTCTTACTGAATTTAATAATTGATCACGCTTAGTCTGGAACCGA